ACATCGAAACCAGCAATGCCGCAAGATAGAAGTTTTTCATGTAAAGCCTTTCTTAAAAGGGTCGTTATGGTTTAACCCACAACGACCCGTTGGATTAACCTTTGAGCAGGATGTCATACCAGCCGGTGATCACTTCCGTAGCCACCGTTCCGGTGCCAGTGGTCAACGTCAGATACAGGTCTTTCTGCGCGACGTAACCATAATACAGGGCGTTGGTGGTTCCGAACGTAACCAGCGTGGTACTGAGGGCAGCAGCCGTCTTGAGCAGATTGACGGCATCCGACACACTGTTGGCGGAATCAATGTAACCACTTTCGTCCGCACCCTTCAAACCAATCGCCGTAGTAGCGGAGTTTGAAAGCGTTGCGGATGCAACGTGGTTTCCACCAAAGATGGTCGCACCCTTCGGAATGAATCCGATAAGGATGTCTTCTCCAGTGGCCTGACTTGCAAGTGTGACCGTGAAACTGCACCGACGCAGCGGAATCCCAGACGTTTTGCCTGGAAACGACGCTGGTGCAATGTATGAACTCGGATCATCAGCGAGATTGTTTTCCGCCTGAATGTTGTCCTCGTAACTGTCAATATTTGTGATAGCCATATTCTTTTTCTTTTCTCAATTAAGCCACAGATTCATCACAGGCAACAGACACAACCTTCTCAAGCCACGTCCGGGTTGCCCCGAAAGTGCCTTGGCACCACACCTGCCAGGTGTAGTTAAGGTCTGAACGCTCGTCCATGCGGGTCGTCATCTGATCAGCCATTCCGAGAATGATGCCACTCTTGGGATAGGCCAAACAGGTGCGCGTGTTGCTGGTTTTGCTCAAGAGCTGGGTTCGGACGAACTTGAAGCCCATGAATGTATCAACCTGACCGTTCACCAACGCCTTAACAGCGTTGTAGTCAGCGTTTGTGACCTCAGTGGTTCGGAGCAGCGAATCGAGCTGACTTTGGGTCAGGACGAACGTCAACTCTTCACCATCCTGAACCGACTCAGCCACGCCAAACTTAGATTTGGCCTGAATGAGCTTCTCAATGGTCAGGTTGCTGTTTGCCGCAACCGCACCGGGAGCAACCGCATCCACTGCCACGCCATACGTGGCAGCAGTATAGGTTTCAGCCGTGGTGCCCTGCTTGCCCGTGTAGGTCGTGCCGGTAGCGGCAGCGATAATCACGGAGTCAACCTGACGACCAAGGGCCATCGCCTGCATCTTCGCGTACCCGTTGCGCGGGTCTTGAAGCTGCATACGCAGCTTGTCTTCATTGTCGAACGCCAGCGCATCGGGCCGGTAGTCGTCAATCAAGACAGCAATGCGGGTGTGATCCGCATCGTTCAGGACGGTTGGGCCGTGTCGAACGGCTTTTTTGGTGACGTTGACCGTACCGAGACGGTCATACATGTCGCGTTCGACGTTTTGAGGACGAACGGTGACGGTGGACTGGAGACGCGAAGCGTTCTGCTGGAATTTGATCTCGAAATCGGACTGATATCCGTTCCGAAATGCTGTATCAATAGCACCCATACGATTAGAAAACTGGATTCTTCCCTTGCGGGAGGAGTTTTAATCGGCGGGCTTGTCCTTGTGGGGGCCGAACCTGCGAAAACGCTCGCTACACGGCCAACTTTAGCTGGCTCTCAAACGAGGACTACGAATAATCTTGTTCGTTAACGTCACTGTTAACGTAGAAACTCTATGCGTCAACAGATTTCTTTGGCCTGCCCAGCTTCTTCACCGTTGTTATCGGGATTTCAATGGGCTGAACAATCTCAATGGATGGCGAACCACTATCAACAGTGGATAGCTTATGCTCTCCGCATCCATCGCCGGATCGGGTGATTGGGAAGGCGCGATAGCCACCACCAACAGATGCCGCCGAGCGTGGAGGGTAACGACGGCATTCGCCTGCGCTGTTCTCAACCTTTCCAGCTTCGGCTAGGCTGACCGCGCAACCGCGAGCGTCCAGCTTCTGAGTTACCGGACTCCAAAATGTGCAAGCAAGGCAGTTCACGATGTGTAGGCTTTCTGGTGAAGTTCTTTCCATTGCCGGAACTCAGCAGAGCGCGGGTCATCAAACCTATCACTGAGCTTGGGGTCAGCGATGCGAGCAGCTTTGATTTCTTGAATCTTCTGGAGAGCTTCTGCCCTTACGGATTCGGGACCAAGCGGCGTTCCGCTTCCGCCCTTGCGCGAACTGTCTTCCATCATCTTCTCGCCCAGCGCAACAAGTGCCTTGAACATCTTCGGATTGTTGCCGAATCCAGCAGACTCAATCTCTTCTGCAAATCCTTCTCCGCCCAACGCCAGAACAGATTTTACCAACCCCTTCTTAGCTTCAAACTTGTCTCCATACTCCTGTTTGATGGCGTTAGCAGCCGCCTCTGATGCCTGCTGCTTTTGTGTGGCCAACACCTCGTTGCCAGTCGCGGCGTCCTTCAGATACCAATCATTGACCAATCCTTTGACCTGACGCGGAGTTAGACCAAGCTCATGGAACTTCTTGTTGGCGGAAACGATTGCCTCTTTCGGCATACCGGCCTTGGTCATCAGGTCATCCGCTGGCATCTCATACTGGTCAGCAGAGTCAGGTACGCCGATGGATTTGTTCCATGCGGAATACTGCTCTGGTTTCCAATCAGCTTGCGGCAAATCGTAAGCCTTTTTTCCAATCATCTTCCTGGATTCAACATAGGACTTTGCCAGAACTGGCAATACGTCCTCTGCCTTGTCGCCCTTGAAAGATTGCAGGGTTTGATCGCTTCGCATGTCCTCGGGCAAAATGCCCATCCATGCCGGTGGTGTTACTGCTCCGTTATCGCTCATTCGTTGCTTTGTTTTTGTTGTTGATACGTTTCCTCTATCGCGGCCCTGATAGCCTCGTCACTCCCGTAAGTCTTCTCCAAAATGTTCACTGCCAACCTCTGCATCCCGATATTGACCAAGGTAATCTCAGGGCTGCTGCCAACCGGATCTGAAATCACATATCGCTTGATGAGATCGCGGCAGATACGTTGACCATCGCCGGTAGTCAGCGCAGCCTTGTAAGATTTACGCAGCTCAAACCTCTCCGTTAACGGACTCAGAAAGCTCACAATGTATTTCCGATGTTGTTAGCCTGCGCCACGTTCAGCACTGATTTGGTCAACGGCTCTGCTGCCGCTGCCATCTGCTGTGCCTGCTCTTGTTGGGCGCGGCTATCTCGAATCTCAGCAATCATCTTGTCGGAACGAATAGCCGATGCCGGAACACCCAGCGAAACTGCCATGTCCTGAACAATCACGTCGGTATCTACTGCATCGAAAACGTCAGGCTTGAACGATGCAAGCGGAGAGATGTTCTGAATCCACTTGCCATAGGCAACCACGCGAGATGCCTGCTGTGCTCGGCTGGATGCAGATACAAAATCAACCTCAATCAATCCACCTTGAAGTTGAGGAGGGGCTGGAGGGAGTAGGTTCGCTCTGCGCATCAAATCATAGCTACGCTGAACACAGGGAACCATTATCTCACTCTCCAGCCGTCCCAGCATTGGGGACATCATGCGAAGTTGCTGATCTACCAGCTCCGAAATCTCATAAGCAGATTGCCGCTCCTTCTTGGGCGACAGCTTCACCCAGTCGGAATAAAAGCAGCGACGAATGTATTCCCGCTTCTGGTCCGTCTTGGATTCTGCACCTTCCAGCTTTCCTTCATGGCGCAAGGTTTGAACCTCGAAATCACCAGCCGATGGATCGCTGAAGTTAATCGAGCCTGGAGCTGTCCTGAACTTGGACAAAAACCCATCGCTCGGCATAATCAACGGCGGGTCAACTGCCTTCTGCCACGCCTTGATAATGGTTAACTCCATCCGGTTCAGCATCCGAATCTCAGGCAGGCAGTTGATGGATGGGCCGCGACCATATAGCTCATCGTCGCTCTTGCTCCATCGCCCAACATGATACGGGAAAGAACTGTAACCACCCTCTTTCAAAAGCACCTTCTTTTCGCGCAGCAACCAGCAACTAGAGAACGGCATGTTGCCAGAGTCGCTTCTGTTATACTGGCGGTCACTACGGGGATAGACCGAATGAATAACAGTGTATTCCTTGTCCGGTGTCTTCAGGTCATCTGCCTTCTTATCCCATGAGGCATCGGGAAATTGCTGCTCAATCTGCCTCACGGTCATCTTCATCTCACGCGAGAGCTTGTCCACCAATCCAACGGCAGACTCAGCATAGAACGCAGTGGCAAGGGGGATTGCCTTGAAGCTCAGATTGCCATTATCGTAATCCCACTCCTGATTCAGGATGATGTTACCGAATGCCAGATCCAAGCAGCACTCTTGAAACGAGCCGGTGAACATCGTTCGGCTATCGAGATATTCAGCCGCGATGATTTCAGAAACCAGATCGCACCATCGGATGATGTCCGGGTCTTTGGCTAGCTCGCCATTTACCGCTGCTGGCTTGATGCCGAAATTTCGCTCGGATGAATTGACGAGGAAAGAGTGGACAGCGTTTGCCAGATCGACGTTTGCTTGCAAAGCTGTTCCATCGTAAATCCGCTCGGTCCTAACGTCTCCTGGGGACTGTTGGGCGCTGTGGAAATCAACAGTGTTTGGTCGGACAAGCTGGCGAATATCTGCCCATGCTGTTTCATAGGTGGAGCGAGCGGTCTTCATCCGCTCAAAATCATCAATCAACGATTTGGCTTTAGGGTCTTCGGTCACAAGTCAGTAAAAACAATCTTCCTGCCGCAGAACTGGTCCAGTTTCGGATCTCCAAAAACCAAACACCTAATCTCAAGGTAGTTAATATTAGTTACGCCAAC